GTGTATTACGCTAGAAAGACATTGCGTAAAAAGAAAGCTGTGAAGAAAACCAAGCCGACGCAGTTGACTTTGCCGTTTGCTGTGGCTGCAAAATTTACAAGACCGAAGATGCGCTTGCAAGGTACGGTCGATAGAAGTCCAGAAGTTGATATGGTTAATTCACCGCCACACTATACGGCAGGTGGTGTAGAGACTATTGACTTCATCGAAGCGAAGGGGCTTAACTACAATCTAGGTAACGCTGTGAAGTATATTACACGAGCCGGATTGAAAGGCGACCGCGTTGAGGACTTGAAGAAAGCCAAGTGGTATATCGAGCGAGAGATTCTCTCCGCACACGTTTAATTTTATATAGCAATCCACGTTTGCGTGGGTTGCTATTTTTTCGCCTTAACGGAGACTTTATTTATGTGGTGCTGTGGTAGTAAGTCAGTAGTAATGCAAACCGAACACAAGCCTGAAGGTATCAGACGCAGACGCAAGTGCGACGTTTGTAAAAAATTATTTCATACGATGGAGTCTCTACACACGCTTCCCGAAAAAGAAGCGAAACCAGTTATATATCCTGATGATCGTGGGCTGTACAAACCAAAGGACGTTCCCGCAATCAAGATGCAAAAGGTTGAAGTAAGACGTAGTAACGAAGATAGGAAGATGAAGGTGTCTAACTATTTTATTGAAGATGAGTATGACAATTATTAATCCCTTGAAAGGAAAAAATCATGGACATGAAAGTAAAAGAAACGTCAGTAGTTATCTCTGCACCAAGATTCGCAACGCTAGAGATTTTATTACAAGGTACTGCACCATTAGTAGTTGCTCGATTCAGTAAGAAAGCTGAGTTGATGGCGAAGATGGCTGAAGGTGGCGCATCTAAAAATAAGAAGGTGCGTAACGCCCGTGATTACGATAAAGAAGCCGAAGAAGCACGTTATCGTAGTGGTGAGAAGTGGGAAGGTGTTAACGCAGCAGCGTTTCGTGCGGGCATGATTAGTGCGTGTCGCTTAGTAGGATTTAAGATGACGCTTGCTAAGTTGTCCACGTTTGTGGAAGCAGACGGCTATGACGTTCAAGACGGTATTCCGTTAGTGCGTATCTATGGCAAGAGTGAAACATACACAGCACATACTCGTAATGCGACAGGTGTAGTGGATGTACGTTCACGTCCTATGTATCGTGAGTGGGCTTGTAAGCTAAGAGTTCGTTACGACATGGATCAATTTTCGGCGCAAGACGTATATAACTTGGTCGCTCGTGTGGGTGGACAAGTTGGATTATGCGAGGGTCGTCCGGATTCAAAATCATCGGCAGGTTGTGGGTTTGGTACGTTTGAAGTTGTGCCAGATGATCAACAGAAAGATGTTCTAAAGAAGTTCTCTATTAAGTAAGAGAATAACTAGGCAGGCGGGGCTTGGTGGGTTCCGGTTCGTTCGGGCAAGCTCCGGTTTGGTTTGGCAGGTGGGGGCGGTAAGGCGGGGCAACGTAAGGTGTGGTCTGGTCATGCAGGTGGGGCTTGGTTCGTTAATGTGCGATAAGGTTGGTCACGGTACGGTTCGGTTCGGTATGGCAGGTGGGGCTTCGTTCGTCGCGGTATGGTTCGGTCGAGTGCGGTGGGGTTTGGTTTGGCAACGCAGGTCAGTACAGGCGAGGTTTGATGGGGTATGGTGCGATGCGGTGCGATTTGGTTCGGAAATGCAGGTTGGGCTTGGCTCGGCTTGGTGTTGTTAGGTTCGCTCCGGTCTGGTTAAGTAAGGCAGGTATGTTGTGGCTTGGTTTGGTCTTTTATGGTGGTGTTTGTTGAGGTAGGGCAGGTATGGCTCGATTAGGTATGGTGTTGCAGGGCAGGGTCAGGCAGGTAAATTTAACAGGAGAGAAAAGATGGATAACATGAAAGTAGAACGTAAGTTTTTAGAAAAACTAGCGAAGCAATCAGGCGGTGTACTGATGGTAGAGGATGTCTTAAGCGTTGCGAGAGACCCAAAGTGTATTTTGCACAAGCACTTTCAATGGGATGACACAAAAGCGGCAGAGTCGTTTAGAAGGATGCAAGCGCGTTCCCTCATACAAAAGTGTACGGTAACTATAGAGAAAGCACCTGATGTTCCTATTCGTGCGTTCGTTAGTTTCAATGCAGACCAAGTAGCAGGTGGCGGCTATCGCATGATGGTAGATGTACTTGAGGACATTGATTTAAAAGAACAACTACTCACAGAAATGCAACACACGTTGATTAAATGGAAGAAGCAGATCAATCTATTAGACAGAGAGACAGCAGCAATCATCAACGAGCTAGATGAGATCGTTACTAAGAAGTCTAAGAAGAGTAAAGAGGTAAGAGCAGTATGAGTCTTATAACACTAGATTACGAGACGTACTACGCACAGGACTTTGGCTTTCGTACTATGACGACCGAAGAGTACATCCGTGACAAACGCTTTCAAGAGATCGGCGTTGGCGTTAAAGTCGATGATGAACCGGCACGCTGGGTTACAGGTACGCATGAGGAAATTAAAAAACAGCTGACAGAACTAACCGATTGGTCGGATGCGGCGTTGCTATGTCATAACACTCTCTTTGATGGTGCGATATTAGCGTGGCGGTTCGGTATCAAGCCCGCGTTCCTTTTAGATACATTAAGCATGGCTCGTGCGCTTCATGGCGTTGATGCGGGTGGAAGTCTTGCAGCGTTGGCTGAAAGATATGAGATAGGTAAGAAAGGTACAGAAGTTGAAGATGCTAAAGGTAAGAAGCTAGAGGACTTTGCGGCGGCTGATCTTAAACAGTATGGTGAGTATTGCAAGAACGACGTTGAGTTGACATACAAGTTGTTTCATTTGATGGCACCGAACTTCCCTGCCGATGAGATAAAACTTATTGATATGACGCTAAGGATGTTCATATTCCCGGCGTTTAAGGTCGATGATGCGTTGCTAGTTGAACGATTAGAAGAACTCAAACAAGAGAAGCATGATCTTCTATCAACATTAAAAGAAAGGCTCAAATGCGATGATGAAGAAGCTGTTAGGAAGAAGTTGGCGAGTAATAAACAGTTTGCAGGACTTCTTACGGAGCATGGGATTACACCGCCAACAAAAGTCAGCCCGACAACAGGAAAAGAAACATTTGCTTTGGCAAAGAACGACGAAGGTTTTATTTCATTGTCGGAACACGAAGATACATTCATCCAACAGTTATGCGCTGTCAGACTTGGTACTAAATCAACTTTGGAAGAATCTCGAATTAGTAGATTCATCGACATTGGAAAGCGAAACAAAGGTTTACTCCCCATCCCACTTAAATATTACGGCGCACATACTGGACGATGGAGTGGTAGTGACAAGGTTAACTTCCAGAACTTACCTAGCAGAGATAAAAAGAAGAAAGCCCTCAAGAACGCCGTTCTACCCCCAGATGGCTATGTGGTCATTAACTGCGATTCGTCCCAAATTGAGGCACGGGTGTTGGCTTGGTTGGCAGGACAAGACGATGTTGTTCAACAATTCGCGGCAAATCAGGATGTATATTCGATCTTTGCTTCCAAAGTCTATAACCGCACGATAACGAAAGCTAATCCGGTTGAACGATTCGTTGGTAAGACTTGCGTGTTGGGATTGGGTTATGGCACTGGCTGGAGAAAGTTACAGCACACGCTAAAGACACAACCCCCCGGAGCTGTGATAGATGATGAAGAATGTCAGGCTATAGTAAATCTTTATCGAGATGTTAACAGCGATATTATTAATCTATGGAAGGACTGTGATAAGGCGTTGGAAGAGATATGCAATTGGGATGAAAAGAGCGACCCATATTATCTAGGCGAGCATAAAGTATTACAGGTGACAGGCGAAGGTATATACCTGCCGAACGATCTATTGATTCGCTACCCAAAGCTACGGTTCGATACAGAAGGTGAGAAGTCCCAATATAAATACAAGTCACGTAAGGGCGAGATAAGTATTTGGGGCGGCGCAGTAGTTGAGAATGTAGTCCAAGCGTTAGCTAGAATAGTTGTAGGCGAACAGATGTTGGCAATCAATGAACGCTATAGAGTTGTCCTGACAGTACATGACGCAGCGGTGATCGTTGTACCAGAAGCAGTCAAAGACGAAGCGATGAGTTTCATTATTGAGAAGATGTCTACGCCACCGTCGTGGGCGGCTACTTTACCTGTTGCGTGTGAGGCTAAATACGGGCATAGTTATGGAGAGTGTTAACAAATAGAGGAAACTATGCAGCCAATCAAGTGGTCGTTCTCAAGTCTAAAACAGTATATAAATTGTCCTAATCAATATTACGAAGTGAAGGTGTTAAAAAAGTATGAAACAAAACCGACCCATCAGATGTTATACGGGCTTGATGTCCATAGCGCGTTGGAGAACTACGCAAAGGATGGTAAAGAGCTACCCCACAATTACAAGAGGTTCGCTGCTTTGGTTGACCCTCTGCTCGAGATTGATGGTGAGAGGTATCCTGAACATAGGATGGCGATTACGGAAGCGGGTGAGCCGTGTACTTGGGCAGCAAAAGATTATTGGGTAAGAGGTATTGTTGACCTGATGATTATCTCAGGCGACACAGCGTTCATCGTTGATTACAAGACGGGCAGTGATAAGTATCCAGACGTAAAACAATTGAGGCTAATGGCGCTCATGACGTTTGCACACTTTCCAGAGGTACAAAGCGTTAAGGCTGGGCTTATGTTTGTATTACATAATAATTTCATAGCTGAAGAGTATACGAGAGACCAGCAAGATAAGTTGTGGGATAGTTTTAAGGGTGACATTGAACGGCTGAAGATGTCTTACGAGACAGATATGTGGCAGAAGAATCCTACGCCACTGTGCGGTTGGTGTCCTGTATCAACGTGCGAACACTATAGGGATAGATGAATGGATACACGAATAGATATTAAAGAAGAAATAAACGAGGCTATAAGAAACTTACAGAAAACCATACGTAAGGGAGCAATATCTAATGAGTACTTACACGCCGAAAAAAGAGATCAAAACAAATATATACATGGAGTAAGAGATGCCATACGTGAACAAACCGAGACCTTATAAGAAGGAATACGAGCAAGAGAAAGCACGAGGCGAACATCCTGATCGCATGGAACGTCAACGTGCAAGACGTAAGTTAGACAAGGAAGGCGTTAGTCGTAAGGGTAAAGATGTAGCCCACGTCAAAGCGCTTTCAAAAGGTGGTAGCAATTCTGATGGGATTCGACTAGAATCGCCGTCCAAGAATCGTTCGTTCAAACGTACTTCATCAGGTGCTATGGCATCAGAGACGAGTAAGAAAGAACGTAAGAAATAAGACACAAGCCATAAGGTGTGAGTGGGCGGGGTTTTTAGCACGGTCTTTTCCCCCATAAACCGCATCAGTCACCTAGTGTCAACCTTTCTAGATTCACTCCCCGACACGGATGTGACCGACTAACCCCCGCAAGGGGTTCCGTTTAAATTTATAGTGAGATTAAATTGAGTGATATTAAGTTTACAGTGGTGGATAACACCGCATTAGTTTTTAATGTACCGTCAGAGAAAGCAGATGTATTTACAACGTACATTGATAAGTGCGAAATACTAAACGACGATGGTAAGACTGCGAAGGTGGCAGTCTATTGGGGAATAAAAGAAGCTACGTTCCTAGCCCAAGTATTAGGTATTAAAAACGTACCGTCGCCCATGTCACGCGACTACGCATACCCCGGCCTCTACAAGCCTTTCGATCACCAAAGAGTTACTTCAGAGTTCCTATCTGTTAGACAGCGTGCGTTCTGTTTCAACGAAGCAGGTACAGGCAAGACCTCATCTGTTATATGGGCGGCGGATTACTTGATGTCGCTGGGGTTGGTTAAGCGTGTTCTAATTATATGTCCACTGACGATCATGTACTCCGCGTGGCAGGCAGATGTGTTTAAGACGGCGATGCACCGCTCTGTTGGTGTGGCGTATGGTCCCGCAGCGAAGCGTAAGAAAATATTAAACGGTGAATACGATTTCATAGTTACTAACTATGACGGTGTGAATGTCCTGTTTGAAGATATAAAACAATCAGAGTTTGATCTCATCGTTGTAGATGAAGCTAATGCGTACAAGTCCACAAGCACTATGCGTTGGAAGATATTAGCTAAGATAATTAAACCTCACACAAGACTATGGATGATGACGGGTACACCCGCTTCACAGTCCCCACTCGATGCGTTTGGTTTAGCGCGTTTGGTCTCACCTAACAATGTTCCTAAATACAGCACAGCATGGCGAGATAAAGTCATGACTCAAGTCACTAAGTTTAAGTGGCTACCCAAGCCGTCAGCTAAAGCAGAAGTATTCAATGCGTTGCAGCCCGCTGTTAGGTTTGCTAAGAAAGACTGTTTAGATTTACCAAGCGTCCTGTATCAGACAAGAGAGATACCACTTACTCCTCAGGTACAAAAGTATTACGCGAGGATAAAGAACGACATGCTAATTGAAACTTCGGGCGAACAAGTTAGTGCTGTCAATGCAGCAGCCATGCTATCTAAGTTGCTACAGATTTCTGGTGGTGCTGTTTACTCAGATACGAGAGAGATTGTTGAGTTCGATATATCACCACGACTCGCGGCGTTAAGAGAAGTAATAGATGAGACAGAGCATAAAGTAATTGTGTTCGTGCCATACACACATACGATAGATGTTGTATCTAAGTTTCTAACTAGTGAGGGCATCACTAATGACATCATTAACGGAGCTGTATCAGCGTCAGCACGAGGCGCTCTTGTAAACAAATTTCAGACGACACCTGAACCTAGAGTGCTGGTCATACAACCACAAGCTGCGTCACATGGTGTCACGTTAACAGCAGCAGACACGATTGTATTTTGGTCTCCTGTTATGAGTGTAGAAACATATTTGCAATGCGTCGCACGTATTGACCGCGTGGGACAGGTTAATAAGATGACAGTCGTTCATCTACAAGGGTCAGATGTAGAAAAGAGGATGTACAAAATGCTGCAAGGCAAAATAGATTCACATGAAAAACTTGTCGATTTATATAGAGCTGAAATTGGAATGGGAGAAAGCTATGAATAATATGGAAGAGTTAGTTAAAACCTACTTGACTATTCGAAACGAGCGTGAAAAGATAGAGTCTGAGTATAAGCAACAAGATGACGCATTGAAAGCAGAGATGGCAGTCATCGAACAATCTTTACTCGCAAGTTGTAATGCAATAAACGCTGACAGTATTAAGACACCTAATGGTACTGTTATTAAATCATTGAAAGAAAGGTTCACTTGTTCAGACCGCGACAACTTCAACAAGTTCGTACTAGAGACGGGCGCTGTTGAATTATTTGAAGCGCGTTTACATCAAGGTAACTTCAAGCAATTCATGTCTGAGCGACATGCAGATGGTTTGCCGCCCGGAGTGAACGTGATGCGTGAATTCACCGTCACAGTACGTAAGCCCACAGTAAAAGCTAGTATTTAATTTAGTCAAAGGAAAATATCATGAGCAATGAATTAGCAACCCTAATCGCAAACAACCCTGCACTCATCCAAACAGGTCTCGATGAAGATACTCTTGCAGTAGCAGGTGGTAATAGTGCGAATCAAACTAAGCGCTTATCAATCAAGGGCGGCGTGTTTCGTAAGATGTCTGGCGGTAAAGAAGTCGGCTCTATCGAAGATCGCTACATGAACATCATCTTTGTAAAGATGGCACACTCAGCGTCGAGACAATGCTATGAAGGTACGTACGAAGAAGGCAAAGCTGTATCCCCAGTCTGTTGGTCGAACGATTCCGTTAAACCTGATGAGGCTGTCGAACATCCGTGCGCGCCTACTTGCGACACTTGCCCTAATTCCGCCAAAGGATCAAATGACTCTGGCGTTGGTGCGAAATGCAAGTTGTCATGGCGCACAGCTGTCGTACTCCCACAGGACCCAAGTGGTGACGTTTTGGAATTTGTTATCCCCGCAGCGTCGACTTTTGGCAAAGAAGAAAATGGAAGATGGCCATTCAAGTCTTACGTCGGTATGTTGGCAAGCAACAACATTGCGGCAGGACGTGTGGTTACAAAAGTTGCTTTTGACACGAAAGTACAGTTCCCTAAAGTTTTATTCTCTCCCTCTGGTGCAGTCGACACAGGCGACTATGATGTAATAGCCCGTCAAAGTAAATCACCTGCTGCTGAAGCTGCTGTTAAGTTAACTGTATATAAGAAGAAGGAAGAGGCAACTGATGTAGCTTCTCCTGAACCAACTGTACGTGAGTCAACTAAACGCGCTCCGGCACAAGCAACTGATGCTGCTGACGTTATTAAAAAGTGGACTAAGAAATAAGGAGGATTATGTCGCGCCCCTACAGTAATAAGTTTCTTAGTGGACTAGAGACTGCTGATGATACCTACCGCATCGGTTACAAGATGGCAAAGCTTTGTGTAGAAGCAAACTTACCTGCCAAGTATGTAGCTGTTGCGATGGGTGTCTCACGGGCGACTATTCACAATTGGTTTCGCGGCGCAGTCTTGCGTGGTAAGAACGAAGATATAGCTCTAGCCTTTATCAAACTTGTGCAGGAAGATTTAAACAATGATGTCCTACCTGCCAAGTCTGTGAAGGGTGCAAAGGCTTATATCGAGGAGATGATTGGAAAGCCTATTAGCGCATAGGGGAAACCCTACTTTATTAACAAGGCAGGAGCAATCCTGCCTTTCTTGTCTCTGCGGATATGATAAAACAATTTTACGAGAAAGCATTACCTTCGCAGGGTGTCTATTGTGTTGCAAAGATAACGCCCGCTAAACGGACGGTACAGGAATTTGCGGAGAGCATAGATGACCTTGAAATTATTGCAGCTAAGTTTGGAATGGAAGAAAACAATGTCTACGTGGCGTTATCTTCCTTCGACGGTTATAGCCGAAAGGCTGATGACTCGCAATTCTTACGCTCATTCTTCATTGACTTGGACGTTGGGGATTCAAAGGCTGAAATCGGTAGAGGCTACGCAACTAAAGCTGACGCCCACATTGCTCTCCAAGTCTTCTTGGCTAGAAGTCAACTCCCCGAACCCGTTATTGTTGACTCAGGCACGGGGGTTCATGCCTATTGGTTCTTCGATAGGGACATCCCTACAGCAGAGTGGAAACCGTACGCAGAAAAGTTTAAAGCGTTCTGCCTTGAGAATGAGTTACATATTGACCCAGTGGTTACGGCAGATGTGGCGCGTATCATGCGCTGCCCTGAGACATATAACTACAAGACTACGCCGCCTAGTAAGTGCGAAGTAATTTCTAACGAGTTACCTGTCTATTCATTCGATGAGTTTAAAGAGTTCTTAGGGATAATAGAAGAGCCTAAGGATATATTTCAGCACATACCTAAAGGCTTAGACGAGGACACTAAAGCCCTGATGAAGTTAGACAATCAGGAGACACTATTTGAGAAGATAGCTATACGTAGCTTAGAAGGAGACGGGTGTGAGCAAATTAGATTCGCAATTGAAAATGCAGCATCTCTTACAGAGCCAATATGGACAGCAGCTTTATCAATTGCTCAACACTGCTCAGATAGAGATGCATCAATTCATAGACTATCAGAAGATCATCCGGGTTACTCTCACGCAGCGACGGAACGAAAAGCTACACTTAGGCAGGGAAAGCCCTACTCTTGCATCACATTTGATAATGAAAATCCCGGAATCTGCGACACCTGCAAATACAAAGGAAAGTTCACCAACCCCCTCGCACTCGGCAGAGTCATTAAGATCGCCAAAGCGGAGTCAGTACGGGAGACGGAGAGTGCCACTTTCGAAACGCAGAGAACGGTAATACCTGATCATCCGCAAGCGTTATATCCATACTTCAGAGGCGAGACAGGTGGCATCTACTATCAGCCGCCGCCAAAGATAGACAAGAAAGGTAACAAGCAAGAGCAAGAAGCGAAACTAATTTATCCGCATGAGTTGTTTCCTATCCGTCGTATGTACAGCAAGATGGATGGTGAGATTTTAATGATGCGCCTTATATTGCCTAAGGATACGCCACGAGACTTCATGATCACTACTCGCAGCTTAAATGCTACAGACGAGTTTAAGAAGGTCATCGGGTTCATGGGTATTACAGGCAATGCAGACAAGCTGCAACATTTAACAGGATACATAATGAAGTGGGGACATTACTTACAGACTCAGGCAGAAGCAGAGTTAGTACAGACACAGATGGGATGGACCGAGCCAGTTGGCGATGAGAGGCTGGGCCGTGCGTATGTCATCGGTAATAGTTTAATTAAGCCAGACGGAAGTCTAGTAGCTACCCCGGCCTCCCCGATGGTGCGTAGTGTTGCAAAACATTTTGAGCCGAAAGGAAGTTACGAGACTTGGCAGGAAGCTATACAACAACTTAATAGACCTACGATGGAGATGCACGCGTTTGGTACGTTGATTGGTTTAGGTTCACCACTTATGCCGCTGACATCTACACCGGGCGCTGTCGTTAGTTATACTGGTAAATCAGGCAACGGTAAGACGGGTGCGCTGTACGCCAACCTAAGTGTATGGTGTAACCCTGTTGGTATATCTGTGTTTGATGCTACAAGTAATGGCTTGAACCAACGCTACGTCACATTAAAGAACGCAGGGTTCGGCGTTGATGAGGCGCACGAGCGTAAGATAGAAGAGCTAAGTAAGATGGTTCACGCTATCTCACAAGGTAAGGCTAAGATTAGACTACAAGGGTCAGTCAACGCAGAGAGGGAACACGAACTCTTAGCGTCGGCGATTGCGATGATGACTTGTAACATGCCACTACTGGATATGATCATGTCTAAGAACTCTATGGCTACAGGTCAGATGGCACGTATGATTGAGTTTCTTGTAATGAAACCACAGCTGTTGATAGACGAGCCAGACTTCGGACCCAAAGTGTTTGACATACTGAAGTACAACTATGGTCATGCGTCGCGTAAACTTATTCCAGCTTACTTCGCTCACGGTGAGGTGGCATTGAAGCAGATGGTTGACGAGTGGATTAGTAGATTTAAAAGAGACTTTGGCAACGACGCTATCTACCGTTTCTATGAGAACATCATCGGTTCAACTATGGCAGGTGGCATGGTAGGTAATGAGTTCGGTATCATAAACTACGACTTAGAGCGCATCTATGCAAAGGTCTGTGGCGAGATGATCAACATCCGTGACAAGGTAATAACGCTTGGCGAGACAGATTACTCATCGCTGATCGGTGACTACATCAATAAATACTACACCGGATTCTTAGGAATCAACGACGGTAAGGTAACGATGGAGCCGCGCACTAGTCTGGTTGGACGTATTGATCTGGCTACAGGTTTAATCTATGTATCAACAACAGAGTTCAAGAAGTACTTGGTTGAGAAGAATGTTAGCTCACGAGAGTTTGAACAGAACATGAAGGAGAAGAAGATTCTCCTTGAGATTAAGAAATCGCGTCTCGACTCTGGTTGGAAACAGGCGTTGAGTATCCTAGACAAAAACATGAATGTGAACACCTATGTCTTTGCATCAGCAATCCCAGATACCTTCTTCCCTGACGACGGAGGAGCCTGAGTGGATATTTCCGTTTGACTATATGGCAGTGGGGGAGAGCTTCTTCATCCCCACGCTACGCCCTGCCCAAATGACCTATGCGGTAGATACTGCCGCGAAGAACTCAAAGGTGAGAGTTAAGATATTCACCTGCGAGAAAGAAGGTCACTTGGGCGTTAGGGTATGGAAGATCAAGGGTTAACTCCAAACGCTTTGTACATATTAACTAACTGCACCTTAACTAAATTTTCTTCTAGCTTAGTAGAATCTAATAATAGCTTTTTAGTTTTCATGTCGAGCGTTCGGTCTCTACGTATTTGTTGCGCTTCCGTACGTAACGCTTTTAATTCGCCTCCTACATCGCCGTTATACATATCTATTAACATATCATCAAGTGGATTAGCTTCTAGATATTTGTAATAAAGCTCTGGGTCATTTGTATCTTCAATCTCTTTTAAACGCATCTTGCGTTTTTCCATATCCTTTTCAATCGCTGACCATTTACGGGCATCGTAATTAGATTTAACACCTATCATACCGTTCAGTACTGCTGTGTCTGTTTTAAGATTAAAGTCTTTCTGCCCAGACCCAAATAAATATAAGTTGTACCCAGTTTCTACGGCTTTACCTATTGCATCAACATACGAGTTAACAAAGAAGTATGCTACGTTAGGATTCATCGGCAAATTAAAGTCTGATACTTCATACAAAAATGTCGACGCGTCCTTATAAGCCTGAGGAACATTATCGCCACCAGTATAAATATTACCGTTAGGACCCTGACGTTTATTATAGATATCTTGCCCAAGACTATTCTGGTTCATAGTGAACTCAACAATAGGACGTAAAAAGCTAGGTGCAATACTATCTATTAGATAATTAGCTGGATTTTCAACAGGGCTACCTTTAGATACAGGTATAGGTAAGAACGAGTCCATCATGATAGGTACAGCGTTAGCCATCACCTCTAAGAACGATGTATCAGACATACCTAAAGAAGTAATCTGAGCGCCGAGCGCAGCCAATGCACCAATGCCGTAACCCCAAGGTAAGTTAACTATATCGTTTGGACCATCGCCAACAACAAACCTAGCGTCACGCTGCCAACGAGACATGTCATCCGTACCTACACGGTTACGTCCCATCTCATCATCACCAGCAGTAAAGTAAGACATCAGGTATATAGCAGAGCCTACACTTATAGCAATAGCAGCAATAGTTTTACCCCGTTCTGCTTCTTTAACAAAATTCTTTATGTACTCTTCTTTACTACCTTTATCTCTTATATTTTTTGGCGCTTCATTCCATGAGCGTTCAGCCGCAGCCTTATAACCACCCTTTATAGAAGCTAATGCAGGAGCCAATGATTCGATAGCACGCACAGCGCCCGTTGCAGCAGGACGGAAGAACATGAACCATGCACCAGCTACCTTACCAAAGCGTCCTACCTCTTCAAAGTTAGCTAGGTTCTTAACAGCAGCTACAGCAGGTTTAATAGCGTCTTTCTCTGCTTGCGCACGAGTTAAACCCTTCTCCATTAAGCGTCCTACTTCTTCCGCTTTCATAATCTGATAAGCAGATGCGCGGCTAGTAAATTCAAATGCGGAAGTCCATGAATCAAAGAAACCTTCTATCGCCTCTTTAGTGGCACTTGCCTTCCCTGATCTACCTAACTCTTTACTAAAGTCTCTTAGCTGTCCTTTAGTAGTTAAACTACTGACGTAAGCAATGTCGCCACCGTACTGTAAGTATTCAGCCAGCATAGCTGTAAACCCAGACTTGTCTGCGTCTATGAGTTTTTTCATAGCAGGGTTCTTAGCTGGGTCAGCGCCGCCTTTGTTATAAGCAGAAGCTACTTTACCGGCATGAAGTAGACCAACACGAGTTACATTCTCTGCTATTGCACCCATATAACGGCCCGCAGCTTTAACTGAATATCCTGCGCTTATGTTATAGGCGTTAGTTAAAGCGTCACGCACGAAGTTCTTAGGAGCAAACGCTACGTTATAGCGGGTGTGCATCTGACCAATGCCACTATTAATCATATTAAGAGTGTCTAGTATTGGATTAGATTGACGGTAGGTCTTACGTATAGCGTCACGTAGCGCGTCGTCTTTCATTTCAATAACTGCAATGTCACCGTTCTCCATGTAGTAGAAGAACATGTTTTCACGGCGTGCTAGTTTCTGAAGTTCTATATTAGCTTCAAAGTTATATCTATCTTCAAACGCAATGATCTTCTTAACCTCTGCATTTATTAAACCCTGACCATCTTTATATAGTTCATTAGGTTGTACCATGTGGTAAATAGACTTTAAAACATCTTTACGACCAGCACGAGCGGCAGCCAAATGCGCTTCTGCAAACATCTGCAAGACGGGGTTGTCAGGCAATGACACACGACCTTCCTGTGTGTATTCAGCTTGTTGATATTCTTTGCCTAAGTACTCACCTAAGAAAAGGTTCTTATCTTTTTCGTTTACTAATTTACCTTTGTACGGCACATAGTTTTCGTAGCCATAGAAGTTTGTCAGGTTAGATACTTGTGGCGACCAGTAGTTAGCTTCTTTATTAAGTTCAATTGTTTTCTTCGACAGATCGCTCATCTCTTTTAAGATTTTGTCCATCAAGTCTTTGTTCTTGTCTTTATTAGCTTCTTCTAAATACCCTTTTACAGTTTCAGGCGTCAAATTACCAACCACATTGTAGTCAAAATGATCAGGGCTGCGTTGCTCTTTGCTAACGTCTGGATGGATATTAGTATCTACGGAAACAATTTTCTCAAGCAACTTACGGTATTCTTTCGCAAGCTTCTCAGGCGTCATGCCGTAGCTCTTAGCTACGGTTGCAAAGTTCTTAGAGGTAAGCTCTTCAAAGATTCTAGCTTTGGCTGTGGCTGGAGATATTTTCTTACCATCCCACTCTACAGTGTTGATGTCGTCACGTAACTTTATCTTACGCAAGAATTTAACTTGGCGTACTTCACTCTCATGCAGTGCAATACCATAAGCGGATAAATCTTGAAGTACGACATCAAAATCTTTTCCAGACTTTTCCATAAGCTCTTGTATCAACGAATAAACTTTATTCGTAATAGGCTTTAGTTCTGTGTTGTCGATAGTGCGGTAGTTGCCCGCCGCTAAAGTAGTCTGTGTGTACAGGTTATTAAATTTCTTTTCGTCGCCCACTACTAATAAACCAGAACGAGTTAGTTCGCGCTCTAAATCTTTCATCTCATAGCGTTCGTTTTGGAAATTAGTAGCCAATCGTTTAAAGAATTTTTTACTAAAACCAAATTCACGTAATGATTTAAATGCTCCTTTAGGCGCTTCAGGCAGACGCTGCGCTTTTTTAAATTCTTCCCATGACAAAGGTTTAGGCTCTTCTTCAGCTTTCTTAGGCTCACTCATGTATGAGACGCCTTTAGCCTTGCCCGGAGTCTTAGCTCCATCTTTATATGAACCAGTAAGGATACTTTGTACGTTTTCTAACGTCTGAGATAGAGTACTGTCACCGGATTTAAATCCAAGCAACTGCATTATGCGTGTAGCAAATTCTTTAAGCGCGTTCTGTACTTTAAGGACATTACTCTGTGGGGGTAGGTTCCCCATAGCGACGGCAAACTCTGAGTTAGTAAACGACTGAGCAACAAACTCTTTAAGCGTGTCTATCTCATACTGTTTACCTAATTCAGCTTTTACGTAGGTGTGCAGCTTCTTAAGATTATCTAATGCTATCTTCTGTGACGGTGTCAGGTTCTCTGGGTTATCTATTATCCGGTCAGTCAGGAAGTGTCCGTACTCATGCAGGACTACAACATCTAATTGCACACCGCGTGGTGCATCTGGATCAATAGTAATAGTGTCGGTCTCGCCGTCATAACTACCGGGACGGTTGCCTTCTACTTTACCAATAACAATTTTTGGCTGAATCCCAAATTGGGACACAACAGCTTTAATGCGGGTTGCAAATGCTTTAGTCGCAGGGTCGGTATAACCCTTCTCAATAGTACGTAGTATCTCGTCAGTGTTACCGGTCTTTAACGACTCTACAGTCTGTCTATCAATTATGTTTTCACTGTCAGTTTTCTTTTCTACCTTAACAGCTTGAACAGGTTTAGACTCACCCTTCTTGGCAGTGGCAACCGACGTGCCGGTACTAGCCTTTGTACGTTCTTTACGTATTTGTGAAGCTGTTTTCTTGCCTAGCTTAGATAAAGACTTAATTTCTTGATGAAGTATTTTTTTAGTATTTGCTGCAATAGCATCTTGTTCTTTTTGTGACAGTGATTTAATAAACTTCTCGCGTTCATTTTTTTGGTTTTTACGTTTTTGAGTATCTAGCTCTCCTAATTTTTCAGCGGCTTCAATTGCTTTTATGCGATCTTCTACAGTCATCTCAGTTAGGATGTCGTGTAGTTCTATAGGATTAGGCGCTTCAACAGGCAAGCCTAGCTTTTTATTTTTATTATATTCATCCCTTGCCGCTTTATTTCTTTTAGCAATCTCTTCCTTAAACTCTCTATTTAATACTAACTCTGCTACATCAAACGAATCAAAAGCAGATTCTGCCGCCGCATATTGCTGGGCTTCTTTCATACTTTTAGGTTCAGCTGCGCGGGTTTCTACCTCTGCCTGAACGTAAGGCATGTGTTCTTTCTTAAACCCTTTTACATTTACTGCGGGTGCGGGTGTGGGTGCGGGTTCACGTAATCCGTTTTTTGTCGCTCTTTCACGAATTGCTGCTTCTATTTCCGCATCTGTTTTACCTTCTAGCATCTCCGCGTCAATAGGTACGTTTTGCGAAAAGGTCATGCCACTTTCGTTAGTGGAGACGTATTTTACAGTCCAATTACCGGCGTATGGAGTTATGGTTTCTAAAGTAAATTTACCAATTGTTTTTGGCAAGAGACGTTCAAGAGTGGCTCGTTGCTGCACAACCTCTGGCCTGTCGGGTGCGGGTTCTTTCTTTTGTCTTTTTTCTTCTGCTTTGACGGCTTGAGTGGCTTGAGCGACATTTTTTTCCTCTTCTTTATTGACGGCTACTTGGCTTGCGGCTAATGCTGCTTGTTCATCGGCTAAGCGTTGTGCTTCTAATGCGGCTTGTTGTTCAGCGGCTAGTGCATTACGCTGGTCTCCTTCTGTTCTAGTAATTGATTCAGTAGGCCCTCCAACAGTGACCACTCCACTATCGTTAGATGTTTTAATTCCTCCGGCGGTTTCGTCCACTGCTGGTGCAAGGCGAGGAGCGCCAGACTGATCTCCTTCGATGTTAGATTTGCTAAGCTGTTCGGCATCGACTCCTCCTGTTAATTTTTCCTCTTCAGCTCTAAGCCGAGTTAACACGCCCTCTATATTTTCTCTATATCGTGGGGCTAATGGCTTACCTTTTTCATCTACGTTAGCTTCTAATTTAGCTTCGTATGCAGCTATTTGGGTTTTTATGTCTCCAAGTTTAAGCTGATCTTCAGCATTGAGTAGATTGTCTTGGCTTCTATCTTCAGCTTGAGGACCAGCTTGATCTAATACATCTTGAACTTGATTAGGGTCAACAATACCAAAGGGTAATGCTTGCGCTTGCGCGTCGGCTTGCTGTGCTTGCGCTTGTACTTGTTCTGCTTGTGGGACGATAGCGGCAGCGGCTTGCTCTGCGGTCTGCGATGCTTGTTGTGCTTCGGCTTCTTTTTGCGCAGCTTGTTCTGCTAACTGACGACGTGCATCTAATACACCAATACCTGCACCCGGAATAGCGCCAAGTGCTGCACCCATCGTAGCGGCACCCGCTACACCTTTCATCGGGTCTATGCTTGGGTCGTACTCTTGTGCAGCAGCACGACCTGAATATTCAGTCGCACCTTCTTCAACAGCTTCTTGGAACGCTTCGGATAGACCAGACTTAATAGCAGTACCAAATGCAGTCTTAGCTCCTTTACCGCCCATACCAGCCAGAACGCGCTCCATACCAAACGCGCCAGTAACACCACCAATTAAAGCAGGGACTACAGAGGCACGGCGAGCAGCGGTAGTAGCCGCTTCTTTCTTTACGTCTTCTAAACTACGCCCACCTTCTACCTGACTTCTAATAAAATCATTCTGCATGAGAACATCATTAGGCGTTTGCATGACCATCTCATACGCACTACCCGCAGCGTCACCGCCAGACATAGCTGAGCTAGTAACAATACCTGTACCCAAACCTAAACGTGAAGAAACTTTTTCAGACGCTTTTAGTAATTGACTAGCTTTGGCTGCGCCTTTAATAGCTAAGCCGGGACCTGCAAAAGAGCCAACCGCCATAGCAGCAGATTGAAGTGGATTGTCTTTAATGTACTTGGCAGTAATAGCGACTTCGTCCATGACGGACTTAGCGTTCTCCATATCTTTAGCATACTTTTCTTTTGCTGCTTTAACGACATCACTCTCATATGATTCGCCTTTTTTAATAAGCGAGTCAACAGCATTAGAAAAAGAATTACTTGGCGATACAAAATCAGAAGCCGACTTAACGCCACCAGCCGCAGCACTAGCTACAGCAATAGCAGTATCGGTAAGTACCGTACCTAACCCACGATCCTCAGGCGCTTTCTTTTTTGCAAAAGGGTCGTAATCAACCGGCGTGGCTTTTAATGCTGACTTAGCAAATGGATCGTAATCAACAGGTGTTGGCATGACTACTCCATTAAGAATACTTCAAATATTTACCGGGTCTAGCTGGGTCAGGAGCATAGTAATGTCCATCGTCTGCTTTTATTGCATTTGATGGTATACCTGCTGGACGCTTTTCTTCTTTAGGAGCTTCCTTAGTAGCCCCTTCAACTTTATATGACGAGTTTAAGCGTTCTTCTTCCGCAATACGCTGACTAGCAATTTCTTTTAATCTTTTATCTGCCTTTATACGAATAGGAGAGTCTTCTGGCAATGCCATAACTGCTCTATCTAAACTCTCTTTTTCTTTTTTATATTTATCGTCAAAATTCTTTAAACCTTTTTGAACATTTTCAACTCTTTTTACGTCTAACTTATCACTTCCACCACCAGAACCAGCTTGACGTATAGCCGCTTCTTTTACATCAGTACGTGCTTTGAGTCCTGCTTCAGATGCGCCAGCTGTAGCTTTAAGAACGTCACTAGAACGCTTACCACTTAGATCAGCAACTTCGTAACTTAATTTAGTGAACCTATCAAAGCTGTCGTATTTAAATTTACGGGCGTCTTTTGCATCGCCAATTTTTTCTAGATACGAAGCCTTATCAATATCAAATATAGCTTTGTTTAATTCACCTTTAGCTTTAGCTAAATCTTCTTCGTCCGTAATACTTTGCTCTAGATAACCAGAATAAGCTTTCATCGCACTTGATAACAAAGGACCGGGGGTTGAACCAAACATAGCCCATGCCTGTGCTTCACGCATACGTTTTTTATTTTCTGCGCTAGAGTCAAGTTCCGTCATACGCTTTGTAAGTGGCGTTTTAGCTTTCTCAAAGAACTGAGGGTCAGCGCCAGCAGCCCTATACAATTCTTGTTGCTCTTGAAGATAGCTTTGAGGAGTTTTCTTTGACGGGTCTTCTGATTTAATAGCGTCCATTAGCGTTTGCTCGTATGAGCTTATCTTTTTGCGCTCTTCTAATGCAGGTCCAATCTCTCTCATCTGCTGTTTAAATTCGTCGCTCTCTCTTGTAATACCAGAAGGGGCTTTAGTAACTGGCTTCTTCTCTGCTTTTTTCTCTTCTTTCTTCTCTGCTTTTTTAGTAGCGTCTATGAACTTAGCAGGCATAATACCGCCCGGCACTTCATCATCAAACGGATTATCTCCAGTAGTTATTTTTGGTACAAGTCCTTCATCTTTAAACGCTAAGATACCACCGGACGCCATGCCAACACCAGCAGCGGCACGAGTTTGTTCACGACGCGCTACTTCTCCGCCAAGAATCTGTTTAGTACGAGGGTCAGTCTTAGGGTCGCCCATCTTAGCGCTTAGTTGTTTATCACCTAAACGCTCGGACATAGCATCCACTTCGTACTCATTAAGACCAGACGCAATACCGCCACTCGCCATTTCTTTAATGACGCCGCCTTCTTTCTTATTACCCTGCATAGCGTTAACCATACCCAACGCGCCAATACCCTGCTGCAAATAACTAGGCTGAGCTTGGTAGGACTGGGTAGTCATCGCTTGCATAGGCTGACCACGAATCATGTTGCTCAGAATACCCAACTGCATGAATGGATATTGCTGTGATGTAGCATAGTCTTGGATGATCTGGTTCAGACGGTTTTGTTCGTATTCTTGCTGCTGTTTACCAACCGCTAATTGTTGCCCCATTACGCCCATCTGTTGACCGTACTGCTGCTGACCTAACTCACCAAGAGTTTGACCAGCTTGTAGCCCTTGACCCATACCTCTTAGACCAAGATCGGCACCAAACTGTTGAGCTTGACGAGCTTGTTCAAACGCGCTCTGCGTACCCTTACCGTATATATCTGCTTGTTGTTGGGCTAAGTTACGCTGGCGCTCCGCTTCTACAATAGCTGTACGACTTCCGCCAAATGCTCCTTGTTGAACAGCTTGCGCTTGGTTTTGCTGCCCCTGTATTTCGGACTGACGAGCAGCCTCACGCATCTGAGGAGCAACAGCGTTTTCCATATAAGGAGACATATATGCAGCGGTAGCATACGGATTAGTAGCTTGACGTGCGTACTGCTGACCTGCACCCATAGAACCAAGACCAGCCCCCATAGCCATCATAGAACCATACTGACCTTGCTGCGGTAATTGGTAGTTTTGTAAACCTTTCATAGCGCCAGCTTGCATAGGCGTAAAGCCAGCTACTGTTTCACCTGTGCCGCCACGATTTTTATCGTATTCAGAATAAGACTGATATGGTCTAAAACCACCGCCCGGCTGATAAATTTGACCTTCCGTAGATGCCATCATCCTATGAACGTACGGCTCCATGTACTCAGGGATGTTGGATGTGTATGATGTGGATTGAGTAGGTGCGCCACCACCACCGCCGCCAAAGCTAAACGTAAACCACTCAGGGCTGAAAATAAATTTTAATAAATTAAGCATTTAAGTGTTCCTCGCGGTACTCCGCAAAACGTTCATTAACGACATCTTTCCACATTTCTGGTATGTAGTCCGCCGCTTTTTCTGGTCCAACACATACGTGTATTGCATAGGCTAAAATATTTCCAGCGGCATATCTAAGCATGTGCGCTGCCTCTAACCCGCGTTCATCTTTTTCACGTTCAAACTTGTTTGCCGTTTGATATGCAGACACTACAGTTATCCACATAGGCATCACATCGCGCTGTATCTGCTGATAAAAAGGATTCAGAGGTAAGTAGACTAGGCATATAAGGAAAGAGTTATTTATATCTAACTCAGTTACATCCTTGTCTTTATCAACCAAATCATCCCATAAATGCGCAAGATCAACTAGCATACGGTACATACTTAAAGCGTCCGTATTACCACCGAACCATTCTAGCTTTCCGTAGTTGTTCATGCGGGCAGATGTTTATCAGCTTTAGAGTTGACTGCAACTTTACCTTTGCCCACAGTCTTGCCACGACGCTTCTGAATACGCTCCATCATTGCATAGAGTTTTCGCGCTCCGGCTTCTGTCGATCCATTTCCCAACTCTGAGACGATTCGTGCAGGGATAACAAATTCTCCATCAGCAAGTCGAGCAGGTTGCTTATTACCAATAACAGCAGGAATAGAATCAGATACGCCATCGCCGGGTCCTTTCAAGAGACGCCCACCATCGGAATAACCACCTAAACCGTGCATAATGCCACCGTTCGCAGCATACTCAATCTGATCTTGATCGCCCATTAAGTCAATATTAGTCTTAGCAGGAGCAACGGTTTTAATGCCATACTTTTTGCTTAGAGCTTGTAATTCTTTTACAGCAGCAGCGTAAGGACTATTAGTAGTTTGTGTTCTACTGTATGGTTTTATACCTCTAGCAGCAATAGACCTGCCTTCTTCTATATCGGCTCTAGCTTGCGCTTCCGATTGTTTTCTACGCGCTTCTTCTTCCTTCATCATTTTTTCGAAAGCATTAACCTTACCACCAGTAGCCATACGTGCTTCGCCAGTATATGTACCCACACCCGCATCTACTGAAGGAGCTATTACATTAGTAGCCATAGGACGCGATGCCATAGGGTTAGCATACATAGGCGTTTGCAAGTGTGCCATAGGGTATCCAGTATTACTACCTACAGCGTTTTGAGCAGACATCTGCTCAACAGGACCACCTACAGCGTAAGGAGTTGGTTCAAAGATAGGAACATATCTACCTGTCTCACCGCCCCTATACTTAAAGTCGCCACCGTCACCGCCGCCATAACCTTTAGAACTTTTCTTAGTAGGTCCACTGTAGCTTGGCTGTGACAGATTCTGCGCCGCCATAATTCCGGCAGAAGTGAGTAACGGATTTTCTTTAGCAAACTTAGCCGCATCGCCAGCAAACTGTTTAGCAGTGTTGAGTCCTTCCATTAGTTTACTTGGCTCGGATTTAGTAGCTAAATTACCTTGCAAACTTGCTTCACCTACCTCTACACCACCACTATTACTTAAACCTTGTGAGCCTCCGGGTACATTTGTAAGAGTCGTCCCGCTGTATGGGTCAGTCGCAGTCCCAGTACTATTAGGTAGTTTTAACCCAGTACCTGTACCTGTTTGAGTGTTTAATGCTTGATTTAAACTAGCATCAAATGTTGGAGGAGCGCCGGGAGGAGCAACAGGAGGAGCAACAGCAGGAGTACCCGTAGGAGCGCCCATAGGAGGCGCCGTATACGAGCTAGTTAATTGACCAGCGTTGTTCAAAATTCCCGGATTAGCAGCTTGCGCAGCGGTTTGCTTAGCAGCTTCTACACCTGCTTGTTTGGCGGCTTCTGCACCTACGTTTTGTATACCAGATTGAATAGCCGCTTGCTTACTTGCCTCTAATGCAGCGGTAGTACCAAGATTAGCAGCAGTAGTAGTAGCGGCGGTAGTAGCAACAGGAGCAGCGGCGGCTAAAGCAGTAGTAGCAGCGGGGACAGCGGCAGTGGTAGCAGCAGTGCCAGCACTAGCCAATGCTTTAGCCATAATAGCTGATGTGGCTGGGTCAGGATATAGTCTACGACCATCAGACATATAACCGTTAAATTTATTTGGGATTCTCATGAGTAGTTACTCCTGTCGCATCTTAGCTTAATTGTACCGTTTTCTTCACCAAGTTTGACAAATCCTAGCCTTTCGCAGAATCTCAAACCTGACTTATTGTCTGCCATTACAGCAGTTACCACGTAACCATATTTGTCTACCATAGCTTTTAAAGTAGCTTTGATATGTGAGCGTATAGTGCCTTTTGGCTTAATACCGTATCCTACATGTATTTCATTGCCTTTAGCTAGTACTCCGCCTATAACTCTGCCATCTTGAGTCAGGGGAACAACGTCAAAATCTTTCACCGCTTCCGCATATTCTTCAAACCCAAACGGGAGTCTATGTTTAACAGACTCATAGACCATAATCAAGGCTCTATCTTGGGGCGTCATTTATGGTGTAATCTTAAGAACATACGTAGACGTATCGTAGTAAATATCCCCAGTTCTTAACTTACCCGCAGCGTACTCTACTTGTGTTGGGCAGCTTATTTCGCGTAACCCCGTAATTGGGTTCACCTGACTGAAGTTCAAAGCAGCTATTACTGTATTAGCATCAGGGCGGCTAGTGGATGCTGCGCTGGAGCCGGGATTATCCAGCTGGATAAAATATTGCCGTAGGATATTGTGTACTGTATCTATATACGTCCGGTCATATTCGACGGGGGCGAGTGGTAGCGACGGATTTCTTGTAGTTCCTGTGGACATAGTTATCTTCTGCCATCCGGACGAGTATCAATACGCGGCACACCAAGCTGCCACTGAGTACCAACCGTGTTGGACTCCACCTTAAACGCCATCTGTCTACCACGGATGCGGGTGTAAACAATTTCCGTAAACTGCTGCACGTTATAGGTAGTCTGCCCAGCGTAGCTCTGCGTAGAGGTTACCGTGGGACTATCCGCAGTGCCGTAGTTTGAACCGGGGTTCTGGCGCGGGCGCACAGTAAAGTTTACCATCGGCTTATCACTTGTGGCACCTGCGGTGTTAGACCCATCAAACGTAATATCCGGAACAATACGCCAGACAAACCCATAGTTATGCCCGTCACCAATATCAAAGTCTGAGGACTGCACATAGCAACTAATAGCACTAGGAGGATTAGTCTCGCCGTTGTCCACTGCTGCTTCGTGGAACACAATAATGTTTTCAGTGGTTGCTGCTTGTGGAAAATCACGTAGCGGTGAATCTAACCAAGCAGTACGTGCTAATGATCCGTAATACCACACACGGTCTAAGTAATTAAAGATGACGTAGCGATCCACCACATCGCTGTTTGCGGAACAGTAGAACCACCAGATTTCAGAGTAACCTTCATTAGTGCCAGCAAAAAACTGCGAAAACTGCTCACGATTAATATCTTGGAATACAAACGTACGTACCGAACAAGGCAATGTCTCAACCCGACCAGAGTACATGTAGAACTTGTCCACACCCATCCAGTACACAACTCCGTTAGCCGTAGCCATAGCATTAGGCGACGCAATAGAAATATTATCCGCCAAAAGATTAAATCCGTATATGTAGGGTGGTCCAAGGTACTGCATGGAATAAATAGCAGCATCTGTCCATACCACAATTTCTTGACGGGTTTGCAAAGCACCAACAATTGTAGAGCCGTGAGATAGACGATAGCTACCTGCTTGGTTTGTTATTGCCGGAGTCCAGTTTGTATAGCTTTCTTGTGCTGTCCAGCGAATAAGTAAAGGGTCTATAGGGGTTGCACCGTAAGAACCGTAGTCGTTACATCCAAAACAGATAACAATCCGTGAGGTGTCAGACACCATGATCTGATTAATAAACGCTGGCACATCTGTGCCAGACACTAAAACACCTCTTGTACCAAATGCAGGTGTTATGCCAGAGCCGGGTTGCCACAAGTAAAGAGCGCCGCCACGCGGTGAAAATAATAACTCTTCGCCAAAGTTCGCCTGACTCCAGAGGCGTAACTCTATTGGAACGCTTGAGCTATTATAGGCTTCACCCCAGCCGGGGAACGCTGTAGCTTGTGATGCTACTGCACCAGAAAGCTGAGATGCCGCTGTTGTACCGTCTGCACCGCGAACGCAACCTGTAAAGTCGGTTGCAGTCTTACCGCTATACGTTATGTATTCGCCATTGATCCATATAGCTCCGGATGCTGTAAACGCGGAAGTGCTTACTACAGTGATAGTTGTTACGGAGTTGTTTATTGCGCCGTTCAATGTAGACGACGTAGAACCGGGAATAAAACCCCCCCACGGGGATATGCCCCACCCAGTACCAACTGTATTAATAGAAGGGCCAACACTAATCTGATAAGCAGCATCGGTATTAGCCCCGCCATTCCCAACGTCAGAAGCATTAGCTGCAACAGAAGAAGTTATGGTGTACGAGGTGCCTGAAAGGATGGACTGGATTTGAAACTCTGAATTAAGAATAGCCGCTGTTATTACCCCACCAAGACTAACCGCCCCAGAAAAAGTAACAAAATCCCCCGTCTGTAAATTAGATGTTGTGGTATCAGTTACAGTAATAGTTGTTGATCCGTTCGTTGCAGCAAACGTAGTAGTATTAGTCGTGCTAAGTCGAATGGGGGTAATGTCGTAGTACGCACCACCACTCTCTATATAAAACTTTAAATTTGTACCAACGCCTAAAAGGTTAGACTGTTTTAGTGTTACCCAGTTCCAAAGAGAGCGGCATACACCTTGAAAAGTGTTATAGGATAGGGCAGACCAGCCGCCAATTTTTTCCGGAAAGCCAGAACGAAACCGCACCTTGTCGCAGTCATACCAACCGCCCTCGTTAGCAAGTGTGGTTCCCTCTCTGTTTATACCCGGACGAAACTGTAGCTGTTGTAATGGCATATTTAAGCCTCGGATTTAGGGAACGGGCGTGTACCGTTTTTATCAATAATTAACGCCATTTTACGGGGCTTTTCGTCTTTTGTATTAGAAATACTGACGTGTGTCCAGCTATCAAATTCACGAATTACTTGGTCGTAGGGTAGTCCAGCTTTTATTATCGCTCTGACAACTTGATCAGGTGTCATGCCTTTTACTCTAATATCGGCTGCAACCCCACGGCAATGTTGTGAGGTTGATTTTCCTCCCACTAGGCGGTTCGCTTCCACACTGCGGAACGCAGAATTTATGCGAAGTGGCACCCCTAAGACAGTACGCACTTCTTCTAAGAACAAAGCAAGACGACGCAAGTTCATCAGCGCATCATTGTCAGGCATATTGTCGATACCGTGCCGTGCCGCTGTCTCGCTAACGGTCATCTCTTCTAGGGTGAAGTTTGGAGATAGGTTCATTTTTTAAGCGCCAGTGCGTCTGATTTATCTTTGCTGCCTTGTGAGCTACCAAAATAAAAACTGATCACCTGAGTAGCAGCACTTGTAAGGAAGCCCAATGCGTAGATAACTATGTTCTCTTGGCTGTCTGGGATGTTCACAAACATCAAAATACCAACTAGCAAAAACGCTACCATAACAATACCCAACGCTAAGATAGGCATTACTAACTTCTCAAGCCAGTGTACGTTTGCATTTGTGGCTATAGCTAAGTGCATGGCTCTTGCATCACCACGGTCTTTGACTTCCTGCTCAAACATAAACTCTTCGTGCTTCATGGCAGCTTCTTTGAGGGATGATAGCTTCTCGTCTGATAGCTTGCCGTCAGCGTCAGGAGTCAAAGTAATGCCGAGCTTCTCTTCAACAGCCGCAGTACCTTTGTCTAATACAGCATCAACAACTTTCTGCATGCCAGCTCCGGCGAGCTGGGTCAATATAGGGGCTAGTAGTGGTAGCATTATTTTTTACCTCTTTCTTCCATAAGTTTTATTCTGACCTGTAGGTCGTGGATGTCGTTATAAATTGCTTCTTTAAGTTTATGTCTTTGCTCGGCAGATAGTGGTGAGTCTGTTGGCACACCTTGTGGCGTAATAAGTGCTGGCATCTGCCCTTCTATCTTTACTAGGCGCTCATTAAAAGAACCGACTGAGTTTAACAACCAGATGATTGCCGACACCAGCATTGGCAAAAGAATCTTAGCTATGTCTTCCATCTTAAAGTTCATTGCGCCCCCTGATCAAACATCCACTTAATAAACCATGCAAACCCTGCGATGATTAGCGTAATCACAAAACCACCAAAACAGTTATATATTATGTTGAGGGTTTTTTGTAGCTTGCGTTTCTTACGCATCTTTTCTGCTGCTATTGCTAGTCTTGCTTCTGTTGCTGCACGTCTTGCGTCTTCTGCCTTTGTTTCACGCTCTTTACGTAGCTTACTTAATCTTGTCCAGAACTCGTCCCACATACCAGACTCGTCAAAGTGATAGATCATGATGTGCTTGATCTGGTCGTAATACTGCTTGATTTCCCTATCCGCTGCCATCATATCCATCACGTACTCAGCGTCTGTGATTGGGTCTACTACTGGCTCACCATTTGCTATTGCTTCGTCTTGCGCTTTCTTTGCGTCTTCTAACTGTGATCTGTTTTCTTCGTACTTACTTGCTGCTCTGAAAAACTTTTTCACTGGTGAAAGTGAATCGCCTAACTTTTTCCCTGAGTCAACGCACTCATTAATTGCATCTACAGCTTCTCGTGCTTCATCGGCAGCAGATTTAACTGCGTTAACTACGAGCTTTACGCCCTGTATAGCTAACCCTATTGTCATCGGGTCGATCATGATTCATCTTTCTCATCTAAACTGTGGGCCACCTACCCATAATACTAACGAGCGACGCACACCTTTTGTTACTGGGGCAACTCTATGTAAGGTGTAAGATGGGAAAAACCACGCTCGACCTCGTTTTGTTTCTAATGTTTGCACATCGTCATTACTTGTTTTAACTTGAAATTCGCCACCTTCAAACTCAGACGGATCAGATAACAGCATCGCCAATGATAGTTTTCTAGGAACACTTTTATCCGAAGGCGCTGCATCTGTATGCCAATCATAGTGTCCTTGTTGCTGTTCGGTATATAGTCCAAGCTGCATCGGCTCATGGAACCCAGTCAAATCAAAATGAAAAAACCGACTATTTACTTCCGCAACAGCAACAGAAAATTTTTCCCATATTGGCTGTAGTTCTGGTTTAGCGCCAATCCATGATACTTGACTGGCGCGAATAGTAGTATCGACCACAGAAGTATTACTGCTTCCACCAACGCAGCCCTCTTGCAGCTTCAGCCACTCTGGTTGGGCTAGGATTAAATTAATATCCTCCGGCGTAAGAAACCCTTCCCAAAACGCAAGGCTGTCTTTGCCGTTAAAATTTCTTGGTGGGATTGGATAAATCATTTAAATTCCTCTAGAACGTAATCCCATATATTCACAGCTACTGACATACGAACCCCACTATAATCTTCAACCATGTGACGTATACCCGGAGACATAATAAGCATCCTGTTAGTTTTAGGTACAATAATTTCTGTTTCTGTTACAAAGTTACCGCTTACTAGATTTTCAATTATTGGATAATAAACAATTACACATAAAGGCAAACTAATCTCACCTGTTTTTATTTGCAATTTTTCATCTATATCAATGTGCCAATTAGGTTTTGATTGATAATGCCCCCAATATTCACAACCAACCATATTTCGTATATCTATAAACCTAGCTGCGTACTTTACTAAATCACTTAATGGGGAATTATCAGTTAAAAAATTATTAAATGTACCGCTATGCCAATGATTTGTTCTAACTTTTGGAGAAGAAGAAAAGTAATCTTTAACCCCTATCCTTTTATCTTCAGGTAGAACATCATCAATAATTACAATCACTTATTCCCCATTAACTCTGTTCTATTTTTTATGTAAGAAAACACATCACGAATTGTGGAGTCCCCAGCTTCAGAAGCATAAGGTCCATTCTTACGTACATAATGTAAAAACACTTGCCCTGAATAATAGCCATCAGGACCGTCGCACTTGTCTCGCCAATGCTCTATGTCGCAACCTTTATAAATAACTCCGTCACCTTCTGCCATATCAAAACGCATACCGCCCATATAGATAGGCCAAGCATAATGATGTGATCTTCCAAGTTGTATAGTTACACTAACTTCACATGCAGGACGGTCTGTGTGTTTTTCTAGAACGTCGCCATTACTATAAAGCCTTGCATACGCATAAGTTGGTATTAATTCTTCGCCTACTACGCTCTCTATTACATGCCAATATAATTCATGCAACGTCTCAAACATATATTCGTGATCAAGAATAGATTTAGCGTTTGGTATTTGAGCGTCTCCACGAGGGTTTAAATCTGCTTGACGCATCAACACATGTGTAAAAAACTTATAAAAATCTGGTTGCATTAACTTTGTTACATGTAACGCGCCATGTTTTTCTAATAACTCATTCATTTTTTTATCAGTTTAATAAATTCATAACTTAGACACCATCCGCCATCTTTTATATCCGACGGGCGCTCATGATGCTTAACATGGTTCCAGTCAGCCCAAGGAAACAGTAATATAAAAAACGGTACGTCTACAGGTTTATTACCAATATGGGTAAATATTTGATGGCAAGATACAGCTAAATAAAAATACGCCACCGGCAACATGTATCCAAAAACAAACAGCCTATAGTCTATTAAATATAGTACAACGCTAAATAAAACACATAACAATCCACCATACGTATGCAACGCTTTATGCACGGGGTCTTTTAACAGCGTCATTACATTCTTACTAGGCTTAACAATAACGCTGTTGTATTTCTTAAATATAAAAAACCATAAACTTCTTACATGTGGGTCTTCCGCCGTATCAGAAGTATTGTGGTGTACGTAATGTAAATGCACCCAAGATATTGAACTCCCTTGAAATGCTAATGTTCCACATATCGTAAACAAGTACTCCCAAAATTTATTGCATGAATAAGACCTATGTGTAAATAACTGATGAAACCCGGCAGTTACAGATATATTAAATACAGAGTACACAATAAACGACAAACTTATCCACCATAATGACTCCCCGCTGGATAGCATGTAAACCCCATGTGCTGAAAACAATAGCGCAACAATATTTATAATAGTTTGCCAGTTAGGGGTTATAACAAATAAATTTTTATCCATTGTAAAAATGTTTAACTACTTCTTCGTATGGGGTAGATACAAAAGAAACAGTAACCGCCTTTCTAATATGAGGTGGGGATAGCAAAACAGCATGTGGCTTTGATACATCTATTAACCAACATTCTCCATCACTCGCAATAAAACTTGATACCTCTTCCACCTTCCCAGCTTTGTACTCATAATAAATAGTACGTTCTGCATGAGTATTGATGTAGATGTTTAAACAGCACTTTCTGCCTATATCAACATGCGGTGCTAACATCGTAGACTCATTACTACTTGTCGGGGTTACCGTTAATAATTTAACGGTAGGGTTCTCTACAGCAAGCAAACTACTAGGCAACTGTTCATACACTATTTCTTTAATACGCTCTTCAACTTTATACAATATATTAGGCACTGATATAAAGTCTTGTTTCTTTTTTAGCGCCAAACCATATTTCTGAGGAATTTTGTATTCTTCTATAACGTCAGACGGATTTAAATTAAATAGAATTTTATCTAACTCAAAACGCTTATTAGTTTTTAAAAATAAGTCCATAGCAATCGCTAACAGCCGTGGCAATTTTATCTTCATTAACTACTTTAATCTGCTTCATGCTTGGTACAGTTGTGTTGTCAACAGTTAGTAACCCTTCCGCAAGAAATAATTTAATACCTTTAGGTAGCGTAGTTGACTTACCAGCTTCTAATTTAAAAACTTCTAGCGGAGGTAAAAGTTTATCTTTATTTGCTGCGTAGGTATTAAAGCATAAAAAATCGCCAGATTCCAAAAACTTAGCGTCGTAAGACCCAACTGGTAATCCTTGTTCTAAAGAACAATACCCACGACTAAACGTGTGTGTTTCTCCAGTTTCTTTATTTTTATACTCATGTTTACCACTTAATATATAAAAAATATATTGCTTTCCTGTATTACCTGATTTGCCGTGATCAGTAGGAGTAGTTTGTTGTGAGACAACCATAACGTTATTTGTCATAAGGTCATCATTAAGCGTTTCTCCAGCTAACATATATGTTCTAAAAATGACATAACCAAATGCGGGGTGTGGTTTTGAAATCATATTGGCTCTCCAAAAACATAATACTCAAGTT